GGTGCCGCCGATGGTGTTGGAGAGGGAGAACCCCTCCACCGCACAGGCGATATTGGGGTGCGCTCCGGGAGGAACGAGAACAGTCATTCTCGGACCTCCTTAGATGTTGTACGCCTTCAGGTACTTGCTCATCTGCCCGCCGGCACGGTCGATGTACGTGCCGTACTCGCCCATCGCCATCATGTCGCCGAGACCGGCGCGGCCGAGCGGGACGGTGAAGAGAGGAGCAAGGCTCGCGAAGGCGTTGGCGCGCTTATTGACGATGAACACATCTCCCTCGTCGCCCGGAGTGTAGGCGCCGGCACCGTAGGTGTGCTGGTCGACGTTGTGCGAGGCGATGACTGGCACGCCGCTGATGTAGATCACCTCGAACCCGAAGTTTACCGATGCCTGGTTCTGGTCGAGCACCGCCCGGACCTGGAGCTCGTTTTCGAGCTGGTCGAAGAGCGTGTGCGAGGTCCAGATTTCGAGGTCTCCCTTGTAGATCCCGCGGGTCTGGAGGAGTGACTTGATCTCAGACTTGATATCTTTCAGGAGCGCCTGCGAGTCTGCGAGGTTCACGGTGCTCTTGTCGATGATGTTCCCGGCGGCAGTCTCGACGATCATGCCATCGAAGGCGTTTGCGTCACCGGGCGAGCCGTCATTGAGCGCCTGCGTGTGATCTCCGTAGAGGATCTGCTGTTCCTTGAACTGTGCCCATTCACTGATCCGGGCTCCGAGTGCAGTATCCCTGACGTTCACGGGACCGTCTGCGGCGACACGCTCGGCGAAGTCGGAGATATCCACGCGGTCGGCGTAGATCTTATGGTTGTAGTCCGTTTTGGAGAGCGTGAAGTCGTTACTCGCCTGCAGGTTCAGGGTGAGGGCGGATGCCTCGTTCACCATCCCGACAGGGGCGGCACGAGCGGAGATCCAGTTCACCCGGACAGGGTCGCCGGAGTAGCCCCGCATCGGGAGCCGGGCGAGCAGGGGCGCGTCCGTGCGGAGGATGTCGATGACATCAGGGTCAAACACGAGCGGGATCGCCGTGGCGACGGTGGTAGCGGTGGCCTTTGCACGCTCCGGCTCCATCTGTGCCTTGAACGCACGGGTCAGGAAGCCCTTATACTGCTCACGGACGGCGGGGTTCTGCATCGCGCCCTGGATGGACTGCGTCAGACCGTCGCTGTCAGCGTAGAAGCCCTGCGACTTCCAGAAGTGGTCGAACAGCTTCTCGCGGGAGTTCAGCCCGAAGATAGATTTAACAGTGGTCATGCGTGATGCTCCTTAGTACAGCGGCTTGTAGGGAGACGCCGCCGGGGTCTCGTTCTTCGGCTCTGCCTTGACTTCGCGGGCGACGACGATTCCCCGCGGCCCCTTGCTCCGGGTCGCGACGGCCTTCGTCACAGCGGTCTTGATCTCGTCGAGGACGGCGAGGGACTTGAGTGCCTCGGTGATCGGGGCGAGCGCCTTGCCGATCTCGTCGGCGACGATCTGCCGGATCTGCGCCTCGTCGAGGACCTCGAAGGACTTCTCCTCCTCATCTTCCTCGTCTTCGGCAGAGGGCTCTTCCTCTTCCTCTTCCTCTTTGGAGGCTTTCTGCTCCTCCTGCTCTTCCTCGTCCTGCTTCTCCTCTTCGGACGGATCTTCTTCGGTTTCTTTGGTTTTCCGCTTCATTTCATCGGTTTCCAGCCCCACCTTCACACGCAGGGCTTTGACGACCGCCTGCATGGCGGCCGAGTTCACTGCGTCGGGGTTCGAGGGGATCCCGACGGCCGAGACCTCCCAGAGGCTCACCTCGTCGAAGATCAGGCCCCCGTTGTCCTTGCCGCGGGACTTGAGGACCCCGAACCCGACGGAGAACCCCATCGGGAGCCCCGCCTCGATCTTGCGGGCGAGCTCCATCGCGGGCCAGTTGTCAGGTTCCAGGAACGCGGTGCCGTAGAGCACCTCTCCCTCGATCTCCCCGTCGATCCAGGCCCCGAGCATGTCCAGCGCCCCATAGAGCCTCGCTCCGCTCTCTTTGTAGCCATGATCGAGGTAGAGCGGGACTTTGCCGCTCTTGAGCGCCGCGAGCATCGACTCGAGTCCGGCGGGCGAGAACTCGTCGCCGTCCCGGTCCTCGGCGGTCGAGGAGATCGGGACCCGGATGAGGGTCACCTCCGGACCGGCTTCAACAAGCCGGGCCTTCCAGACCTTCACTTGCTCTGGGGTGGCAGCGAAGGACTTGGTTTTCAGTTCAGGCATTTCTAATACCTCTGTTAGGCGGCGAAGGACTTAGGTTCAGTCCGGTTCAGTTGTCGTAGACGCGAACCAGACCGACCCCTACCCCCTCAACTCCTGCTATAGATCGTCTCGATGCCTCCGCGCTCTTCCCCGGTCTCGGGGTCGATCCCCGTCAGGATATCGGCGATCGGCACCCGCCGGACCTCATCCTCCCCTCGGAGCAGGACGTATTCGTCTCCCTGTACGATCAGCCGGTCGGCGTCGAGGTCCTCGACGCCAGCGGCCGTGTGGATGCGCATAATCTGTTTTGCTGTCATGATTTTGCCTCGATTGGATCAAAAGCGACCCGCAGAAATGGATGCCGTTCGGCGATCTGGCAGTTGAGACCGTAGCAATCCGCGTGCATCGTATACCCGATCCAGGACGATATCGATGCCCGGGCGTCACCCTCGAACGTCCCAGCCTCCATCTGTCTCAGGCGTTTGTGGACTCGCCGGACGTTCCGTGCCAGGACTCGGATGTGGTCTCTATAGACCATGTATCCGAGGTACTTGACGCCGGAATCGACTGGAGTCAGCGTCTGCTTGACTGGGTGGAGCCGCAGATGGAGCCGGTCCGTTAGGAACGCCTCAATCTCGTCACGCCAGGCCCAGAGTTGGGCTTTGTCCGCGTGCACGAGCGTGATGTCGTCCATGTAGCGGAGGTATTCCTTTACCCGGAGCCCATGCTTCGCGAACAGGTCCAGTTCGTGCAGGTAGATGTTCGCGAAGGCCTGCGACGTCAGATTCCCGAGCGGGATACCGGTGCCGGGCGAATCCTCGTAACTCTCGACGATCAGGCGGATCAGGTGCATCATCTGCGGGTCCCGGATCCGCTTCGCGATCAAGGATAGCAGGATCTCGTGATCGATGCTCGCGAAGTACGACTTGACATCCAACTGGAGCACGTAGCCGGAGCCTTCTGGGTGCCGGCGCATGAACCGCTGGAGCCGCCGCACGGCGACATGCGTCCCTCGCCCTTTTATGCAAGCATATGTGTCGAAGATGAACGTTGGCCCCCAAATCGGGGTGAGGACCACATCGGTGACGACATGGTGGACAACCCGGTTCGGGAACGGCGGCGCATTGATGAGCCGGCGTTTCGGGTCCTCGACGAAGAACTGAGAGTATGCGTCCGGATGCCACCGTTCCTCCACCAACTCATCGCGGAGCCCGAGCAGATTCTCTTCCAGGTCTTGCTCGAACTCTATCGCGTACTCGCGCTCGTGTTTTCCTTTGCGGCAGAGCTGATAAGCTCGGTAGAGCGCAGGGAACGTGCAGATCTGTTGGTGGAGGTTCGTGTAGGTTTTCATTTCCGGGATGTGGGCGGAGAGGGGTCGGGACTTGCCTACTACCTCTCCGGAGCCTGTTTTGTATTCCGCTGCGTTGAGCGACGGGTGCTCCGGGCGATGTACTGTTGATCTGATGTTTTCCCGCAACCGTAGTCACGCATACCATCCGCGAACGGTATTCCGCGGAAGCCGATGTTGTTGTTCACGTTGGACGGGGCGTTGTTCACGTTCAGATAGAACAACCCCGCATTCGCGGCGTTGTTCCAATTCCCGCCCCGTTTCGCGGCACGTTTTTATTACGGCTTCCTCTCACCCGGCCCGTAGTGTCGGGCGGCGCAGCTAGGCGCGCTTCGCCTTCATCCACCCATTGTTCATTTTCCCAAGTTCGATGATTTTACCTGCAAGCAGCTCGTACTGCCCGATACTGATGTATCGGAGGTCTCGGGCCAGACGCACAATCACCTGTAGGTAATCGATCTCCTGGTCGAGATCCTGGTTGACGGCAGTTCCTTGCGTAGAGTTGGCGAGCATAACGGTCCGGATCAGGCTGAGTGCGGTCTGCCGGATTTCGCTCGCTAGGCCGTCCCGCTGTTGCGGGCGCGGGAATCGTTCAGTCACCTGCATCAGGTCTTTCGCCAGGTCGTACGATTTCTGCCAGATTTTCAGGCGTTCGTGCCGTTCTACCATACAGATCGCCAGATCTTCAGATCAACAGACTCCGCGGAAGCCGATGCTGCTGTACACGTAGGACGGGGCGT